TATATCGCCAAGGGAGGAAAATGAATTCGAAAGAACGAGTTTTCACAGCTGGGAATAGCAGCCTAGTTGGGGTGAATAGAACGGAGAGTGAGACGGTCGCTACGAAAGTGGTGAGTGATAATGTGAAGTCTGGAGGTACGGGGGTTGGAGATTCTAAGTCTGGAACGTATTTGGATAAGTTGGTGCAAGGGAGCCAAAAATCTGATGCTGGAAAGCTTATGTTGACACAATCTACCACCACCAATACTGACAGTCCCGTTACACAGGAAGTGAATAAGCCCGTTTGTGCTGGGGTTGGAGTGAAAGCCTCCGACAGCACGTTTGGCACTGATACTGGTGCCGGTACTTCATACAACACGAATGGGGTTGTTGGTACCCAACAAGACAATGCGCAAAAAGTAAAGGAGATGATTGGTAGAATCGTTAATGGGGAAAAACCACCGTGCTCGAACGCTGAGCCTAAACTAAAATGCGATAATGGTAGTGGAAAACCAGACCCGAAGCTTCGAACTGAGGCTGTTGAACGAATCAAACAGGCTGCGCCCTTGAGCGGCAAATCATTAAGTTACTCTAAACAAATTGTTAAAGACAATTCTGCTGGTGTAGTGTGCGAACACAAATATGGTATTGATGATATTTGTGTGTTGTGTAGAAACAAACTCAATATCAATAGGTGTGATCGCCCGAAGCACACATTTGCTGATAATGGGAGGTGCTTAATTTGTTTCCCAATACATACCACCAATCGATGTAGACACAAGTTCGATGATCGCGATATCTGTATGGAATGCGATGCTTTGTTTGATGCAATGCTTCAAGGTTGCAACAACAATAATCATCCTGACCCAACCAAATCTGGAAGGTGTACAACTTGTTATCCATACTACCACAACAAAATCTGGACTAAGAAGGAGGTTGCTACTATACAGAACCTTCCGACTAAGTCGGAACATGAAGTTTTTGTTGTGAAAAATGACGCTGGATTTATTTGCAATTCAAAGTCACATGAACATAATCGATTTCAGCAGTGTATATTGTCAAAAAATTTGGGATGTAGCCGTGTTAATGCAAAGGGTGAGCTTTGCGGTTACTATCCTGCTCCAGACGAGTCATATAAGGACCATCATAAGTCTTCTAGATGTATTGGAAGCCGTATTGGACAAAAACAAACCTCACCGACCGCAGTTGTGAATGGGTCTGCTGTGATGAATAATGCAAGTTCTGTGAAGCATCTTTCAGCACCACCAGCTACTCCCACTCCCACTCCAACTGCACCGTCAACTGGCAATCCTCCTCCGCCGGTCGCGACGTCTCCAAACCCACCCGCCCCACAAGACAAACGTGAAGATAAATCAACTGGTTATGAACTAGTCAAAACTTTACAGTGGCCGTGGACCAAAACAGTGCGAAGAACATGGAAACAAACCATTGGTCTTGCAGCTAGTGCTGGGGTTGGAGTGTTATCCATATTTGCACCTATGGTGATACGTGGAGCAGTAAACAGGTTTGTTGTTAGGCCTGTCACTGACGCTATTCTGGAAAATGTGCCTTTAGCTAGGTATGTGGACCCCGTGTTGGTTAATGCTATCACTACACCAATTGTCAATGGTATGATGTCGTTTCTTAATTCATATTCACTGGCAGTGCAATTTTTCGCTGTTGTCTCATTGGGTTACACTGCGTATTTAACCTATATTACGCGTAGTTACACGCCATCTGTTTTCCCGCCTCAATGGAAACATTTGCATCCTGCGCCTTTGAATGCTTTTTTATGGGACATTCAAAATAATAAGATAACACCGAAAAATGAGGAGGCCCTACTAAAATATATTTCCAATATTTACAATCAGCATTGTCTTTCTGGCTTGGATAAGTTCTTTGAGAAACCAAAGCCACAAATACTTTCTTTCGCTGAAGCTAAACAGGATATTGTTCGTGCTGTTGCACGTAACATGTCTTGGTATTCAGACATATATGATACCGTTGGAAAAACACTGTGCCGTTTAAACTACTTGGGCGCAGATGTTTGGAGACCCCCATAACCATTTTTAGTAGGCCATTACGTTGTTGCAAGTTGAAGAGTGAGACCTATCGGCCAGGGTTTTATGTTGATAATGTGTGGATGTGTCCTCCTGGGGCGCATCCTGAGCCCGGTGATGTACCACAACACTGGCGCGTCAAATACACACTTGATTACATTCAACCACACTCAATAGACTCTAAGCGTGATTTCGTTTCATTGACAACTAATCCGTTGTCTAGTTTTATCAGGTCTTTCACTAAATTTGGTAACTATTATTGTAACGATTCGTGCTCATGCAACAATGCAGTGGCTTTAGTAGAACGACTATTCCAAAATGCCACTAAAAATGGACCTCGCCCGTTTCCCCCGAGTGATCCATTTTATGAACAAGAGTTAGGTAAAACATTTCGCATGTTTTCTGCTAATTTCCGGGAACATACCAGCGGTGAGGCTTTAACTGCTGAAGAGTGTTTTTGTGCGTTTAAAGCACAAAACGATAAAATCGAGTCGCAGCTCGGAATGTTGGGGTTTCATACCAGTGTCGCTGATCCTGAGCGATATCGGAGGTCATATGAATATTGGAAGGAGATAATGAATTTGCCGTTGCACGAGGCGTTGAACTATACGTTGACACCTCCAGAATTCATGTATTCTCGTTGGGCTAAAGTACGTCCATTTGCTAAAGTTGAATCTATCGACCGCGACAAATGGCCTCGGAATATATCCCCACGCCACCCGCATTTTAATTTCCTTTGGGCACAGTTTACTAAACCAATGGAATCTTATTTTTATCATCACTTAAGCGCATCTGGACACTTAAAAGCTGGTTGTCCACTCGGTAAAGAGCCCGGGGTGCGTAATCCATGGATAGGAAAGTCCATGAATAAACTCCAGCGTGGTAATGCTGTCAAATATAAGTTTGATCTTTTCGAAAGGACACATGGCGTTAAACCAATTGTCATCTCCACTGATGGTGTTGGGTTTGATGCTCATATGACCCAGGGTGTGATCAAGCAGGAAAACAAATGTTGGCAGAATTGTTTTCCTAGCCATCGTGTTTTTCTTCAGAAGTTAACCAAGTCTTTTGAGGAAAATAATCTGGTCTCCGACGGTGTCCGCGGTAAAATACGTGGCACCAGAATGTCCGGAGATATGCACACTGGCTTAGGCAATACCATAGTTACCATCGGTATGATAGTCACCTCAATGCGGTTAATGGGCATTAAGAGGTATGACATATTTGCTGATGGTGACGATACCTTAATTTTTGTCCATCCTGACGATCTTGGTCAGGTCATGAGGGAATTGCCAATAAATTTCCTTGGTTTTGGACATGAGCTCAAGATGGAGAAGATAGCTACAAATATTTTTGAAGTCGAGTGGTGCCAAAGTAAAATTGTACGTGTTACAAAAGAAGGTGTAACACAATTCATTTTTGTACAAAATCCACACAAGACCTTCGCCACAATGGGGTCGCACATTCATTGCCGTGATAATGTTAGTGCTTTCAAATACTATGGGGATGTGCTGTACGCATACAGTCGCATGTATTCATGTATTCCATTGTTTCGTAAACTAGCTGGTTACCGGGAATCCCACGATGTACGCGTGAGGCGGTTACAGCCGGGCATTGCGCTTGAGCTTATTAATAATGCTCATTTGGATTGCGTAGAAGGACCTGACACTCTGTCCGACTATTGCCAAGCTTGGGATCTTGATCCTAGTATCTACCAGGGGCACATGACTGGAGATCCTGACGAGCTTCGCGCTGCAATCGCCGATCAGCACAATGTATAGC